GTGCCGGTCAGCGTGCTTTCGAGGTCACGCTTCAGTTCGTTGGCTGCCTTGGCAAGGTTGTAGGCCTTGGCCGAGCGCATGCCCGCCTTGTTGGCGGCTTCGAGGGTACCCGTGACCGAGACGATCTTGCGGCTGATCTGGGTGTAGTTTCCTACACGGTTGGTCGCTGCACGAGTATCCGTGGTGGAGACGATGTCGTCGCCTTCGAGCTGCGCGTTGGTGGTCACCGCCGCAGCAAGAGTGTCGGTCTGCCATTCCGTGAAGGTCTGGGAGGCCTTGTCGCGTCCGATGTTGCTCTGGAAGGGTACGTCTACCGGACTGATGTTGTAGATGATGTCGGAGAGATCCTCCCGCACCGACTTGGTATAGTCGTAGCGGGTGATCGTGTTGGTGACGATTGCCATTTAAATTCTCGCTCCAGGGGGATCATTCCCAGATCCCCGCTTTGTTGAAGATATCGGCCGCGTCCTCGACGCGGCCGGTCTGGGCGAGACGCTGTTTGTCGCGGGTGAGTTCGACTTGACGGCCTGGCGTGGACGAACCGGCACCGGGAGAGGCTGAACGGGGACCACGGCTGACGGGGCGCGGACGCTGGGCGTTTGTGATCTTGCTCAGGGTATATTCGGCGAAGAGCGCGCGAACAGCCCTGGCATCGGTCGCATTGTCGATCTCTTCCTCGGTCCATCCGCCCTTGATGGCGAAGGCCCTGAGATCCGCCACGTCCTTCTTGCGAGTTGCCTCGTCCTTCCACGATGGGATGAAGCCGAGAACCTTGTCGTTTTCCTCGACGATCTTCCGACCACGTTCCTTTTCTGTCTCCTGCTGCTGCAGGGCCTGCACGCGAGTCTGCTCTGCCTTGACGGCGTTGAGCTTCTGCTGCTTGAGGTCCCACTTCTGTCTTTCGACCACGAACTTGAACTCGTCTTCGGCGCTCAACTTGTCCCAGTCGGGCTCCGCTTCGCCGTTGGTTTCCAACTGCTTGGCGAGTTGCCCCAGAACCTGGGCATATTGGGCGCGTTCCTGCTTCACCGCAGCCGCCTCGGCCTCGAAGGATTTCTTCTCCGCCGCAAGCGCCTGACTACGCTGACTGATCCACTTCTGACCGGAATAGCCTCTCTGGAGTTCTTCGAGCGCGACCTGCTGTTCCTTGCCGTCGACCTTGACGGTGTAAAGCGGCTGCTCTTCGGACTCCTGTTCGGTCTCTTCCTGCTCAGTTGCTTCCTCTTCCTCGCCTTCGGCAGGTTCCTGAACCTTGGCCGGCGTCTCGGGCGGTTCGGAGGCCTCCTGCTCCTTCCTTGGAGCAGCCTCTTCCTCTTGGGACTCGTCGTTACCCAGATTTTCATCGCGGGCGAGCAAGCCTTCGAGGGCCGTGCTGGCGTCGGCCAAGCTCATGTCTTCGTTCGCTTGGGGTTCGGCCATCAGATTCTCCTTGTGATCCGCTGGTTGTTCCAGTTCTGGATCTTGTCTTGATTATTGAATGACTCGATCTTGGTGCGCAGAAGAATGATCGCCTGCAAGGCATGCCAGCAGTCCTCGCGGCGTTCTGGCGTCGGTGCGTTCTTCCAGAACTGCACCTGATCCTCTTCAAGGCGACGCAGCAATTCCATCAGCGTGCCGTTGGTGGCCAGCGTCTGGACGTTGGAGATGAACTCGATGTCGCTCATTGGGCAGCCTGCGGGGCATTAGCAGCGATGTGCGCCTGGGCGATCTGCGCGGCGGCATCCATGGCGTTGCCTCCGTGATCCACTGCCGTCTGCATCAGGTTGGCATGATGGTCGACCGCCGCCTGGATCTGCGCGGTGCTGATCGCCTCGTCATGGGAGATCAGGGCTTCCAACTGGGTTTCGTTGAATGAGCCGGTCGCCGCGATCTGGGCGGTCGCGAGTTTGACGGCGGCGTCGAGGCGCATCTTCATCATGGCCTGGTTGTGCTGCATGATGGTGTTCTGCTGTTCCTGCTGCGCCTGCGCCTGATTCTTCTGGGCCTGCACCTGAACCTTCTGCTGCTCGATCTGGGCAAGCATGACAGTCGGGTCCTGCTTCTTGGGCATGTTCTGGGCGTGCTGCATGATCTGCTGGGGCGTGACGTCGGCAAAGAACTTCGTCTCGTCCTTGAAGCCCGCGAGGTGGCACATCTCGGCCAATGTCTCGCGGTATTTGTCCACCGGCACGAGAGGATTGTCCGGGCCTAGGAGCTGGATGATGCTTTCCTGGGTCTGCTTGATCTGGGCCAGGAAGGCGAGGCTCTGCATGTCCGAACCGCGACCGAGGGCGACGTTGGGCACGCAGTCGAGATCGGAGTCCCAGAAGCGGGGGTCCATCTCGACGAACTGGTCGCGCAGGCGGATGATCCTTGGCTTGTCCTGATGCCTTACCACCATGCGGTAGATGCCCTTCATCAGGCGCTTCATGCCGTTGTCGGCGAACAGCCGCGCCACCATCTCCTTGCGGCCCTGTCCGGCCTGGATGGTGTTGTTCACCGCGTTGGGGGTGGCACTTTGAAGGGCATCGGGGTCCAAGCCTGCAGCAGCGTCGGAGATTCCCGTACGGCGTTCCTTGACGTTGTCGAGGTACTGGATGACGGGAAGCGCGTATTGGCCCTGGAACGGGGTTTCGAGGGGCTGCACCATGCCGGGCTGGCGGGCGCGGATGACGTTGCCGATCTCGTTGTTCAGGACGTCGTCGAGGTTGACCTGGCCTTCAACGACGACAGTGCGTGGGTTGATGCTCTGCTTGAGGCTATCCAGGAGGTCGCGCGTGACGCTGCTCTTGATGAGCTGCAGGTCCATCGTCTGGTCGGCGACCGACTGGCCGATCAGGAGGTGGGGGGTCGGGTCGGGACAGAAGACGGCAAAGGGGATCTCGTCAGCAACTTCGTCGAAGAGGATGTGCGGCCCGATGGAGCAGACGTGGCGGAGTTCAGCAATTCCGTCGCCGTCCCGGTCCACTCGTATCCATGACTCGATGTATACGAAACGCTTGAGCGCGGAATTGGGACCGGTATCACGCGAGAAGATGTTGACAGCAGGATTGCGCGTAATCGCCTCAAGGTTGGTGAGGTAGTAGGAATCGTCGGAGTTGGTGATGCTTTCGATGTCATCGGGGTCGTATCCCATGTCGACGAGGTCGGAGACGGTCTTCAGACTCCGGTGTCCAATGTAACGACTCGTGTCCAGGTCACGGGTCTCTCGATCGATAAGAAACTCTTCGGGGGGAATACACTCCAGGACGACGCGCTGTTTCTTCCGTTCACGTCGAATACGAACGTCATAGACGACTTCGGCAGGGACGATGACGTTGCCTCCCATTTCGACGGCGGCCGTCTTGGTGACCGGGTCGGCTTCGAGGATTTCGACATCTTCTTCCCTCTGCAGGAGCATGAGCTGGTCATGGCTGATGCCCGAGTAATCCGCCTCGCTGATCTCGATGTCGTCCGACCAGTGCCACTTGATGACGCCGGTTTTAACGGTAAGCGCGTCCTTCAGGCAGTTGTGGAAGATCTCGAAGCCCGCATTGTCGTTCCAGAAGATGTGATTGACATAGTCGGTCGCCTGGTCGGCCTGCTCGACGCTCTTCTTTGAGTTCGGGATGAACTGCACGATGGTCTGGGCTTGAGTAAAAATCCTGAGAAGATCGGGGATCATGGCGAGGACGGAGTCGCGGACCTCGGTCATCACGACTTCGGAGCGGCCTTCCTCCTCGTTTCCAAAGAGCCTGCCAAGGTAGTAGGCCTGGGCTAGGGCCCGGTCAGGGGCGATGTAGCCGTCGATGAACAGCATGGCGTCGCTGATCGTGCCATGGACCTGCACGCCGTATTCGTAGTCGTCCATGCGCTTGCGGCCGGTCGCGGCGCGGTTAGAGACTCCCACACCTTTTGGCAGGCCCTCGGCTCCTGAATTCGATTTGCCGGGATCGCCGGGGAGTTCGTAGTTTCCCTGCCCGACCTGGCGCATCTGGAACTTCATGTCCGCCATGGACGGTCCTTGGCGCTCTCGTTGCGCTTTTCAATCTCAAGCCACTTCAGGCGCCAGCCCTTCAACACCAGATCGTGCGCCTCAATGAGTTTCCTCAGCGAAACGGCGCCGAGATGACGTTTCCAGGCGCGGACGTGGGCGTCGAACATCAGGAGGAGATCTCCACGATGGTCGCGGTGCAGGTCGCGGTGGCGACGCCCCAGAGGTCACCCTGGTAGATGCCGATGAAGCCGTTCACATCGTTGGCCTGCATGACGAAGGGCAGCGTGTTGCTGACGAGCACGCCGATGCCCGTGCCGGTCGTGGTGACGCCGGGGTTGCCGACGAACAGGGAACCGGCGACCGGAAGCCCGATGGAGCGGTAGGATGCTCCCTTGTTCGCTGCCAGAAGAAGGACGGCGGTCGCGGTGTTGGTGACCGTGGCGGCCTTGGTGGTGAGGACGTTGGACATCAGAACATCTTCCGGCGCTTGAGGCCGCTCATTTTGCCCGCCTTCACGGTCGCGGCATGCTGGGCCGGACTCTGGACGGCGGAAGTGACCTTGCCGCCGAGGCCTCCTGCCGTGGGGGCGCCGAAGCCGGGGCCGTTGCCCTTAGTGGCTCCCACGGGGTTGGTGTTGCCCATCGGGGCCATCGTCTGATGGTGGAGGTTGGTGGCGCCGGCGTTCATGTTGCCGACGCTGTTCGGGAGCTTCTCGAACTTCGACATTGTCGAGCCGAGCTTCGCCTTATCTACCCAAGCCATGATTTCTTCCTCTTCTTCAGGATGCCGGTTCCGGCGTCCGCCTGATTGAACTCCTTCGCCACCTTCACCGGGATGCCGACCTTCCTGGCGAAAGCGGGGTTGTGGGCCGCCGCCGCCATGGTCCGCGCCTGCTTGGGTGACTTGCTCGGCATCAGCCCAGCCAACTCTTCTTGCCCATGTCGGGGTATTTCCGGTGGACCGCCGCCCGAATACGGGGCGCGATGGCCTTGCCGGAAGACCTCGCGAGGGCGTTCCTCGCATGGCTCTCATCCTCTATGGGATAGGAGCGGTCGGGGCCGGCGAAGTTCTTCGAGGAGATCTTCTTGCGTGCGGCGGCGTTAAGCTTTGCCACGGAAGTCCTCCTCCGACCAGCGATGCTCCTTGCCCTCGTGGTTGTCCCATTTGGCATGGTCGATGAAACGCTCGCGTTCCCGCAGTTCGAGGACCTCGATGCGCTGCTCCAGGGTGCCGATGCGGTTGAGCAGGGCCTCGATAGCCAGCGCTTGCGCGGGGGAGAGGTCGTCGCTCATTTCTTGGGGTCGTAGAGGCCGGGGTTGTTCTGGCTCTTGGCGTAGCTGCCGCTCTTCTTCGGCCGCGACGGGGTGTGGCCCGAGTTGTCGATGATCGCCCGCTTGGGCGTGTGCTTGCCGCCGCCCTCGCTCTTGGGGGCTTTGTAGCCTCCGGTCTGGAAGCCGGCGGTGTTCATCTTCTCGGTGGTGATATTGTTGGCGCTCAAGATAGTTCTCCTTTGACGTGAGCCCAGCTTTTGCCCCGAATGGCAGCGCTGGTACTCGGCTGACTAATACCGAATTGTTTGCCAATCTTTTCATGGCTAAGGTCCGTCTCAATCGCCATTTTTCGGATGGCAATTACAGCTTCCGCGTTGAGCTTAGTGCGAGCGCGGCCTCTCACCATCTTATCCCGAGTGTTATCGCCGTTCGTCCCGAGATAAAGATGCCGAGGATTTACGCAGGCGGGGACATCGCATTTGTGAAGAACAAGCATGTCTTCTGGGATTGCTCCAAAATGAAGTTCCCAGCTCAAACGATGGGTCTGAACTATTCGTCGGCTTCCATCGATTCGACTGCCTATGGTCATGCGACCATAGCCATATTCGCCGTCATCCGAACCACACCACAAAAGACAACCGCTGTTTGGCTCGGGGATGGTCTTTGCCATAAGCCGCTCAAGGGGAGGCTTCATACTACGCCTCTCAAACCACGCTTTAGACTTTGTCCGGGAATCCAGGCGGGGGCACGTCCGCCGACCAAGGCTCCCTGGCCGGCGAACGTAAGACAAAGTGCGTCGGCAAGGTCGGGACTCTTCCTGATCCTTGCCTTCATCTCTTCCTTGTCCTCGATCTTGTACTTGCCCGTCGAATGGTACTTGTAGCGCGTGCTGACCAGTTCCATGCGCAGCTCGTCGTCCTTGGGCAGTCGGCAGACCCGGGTGGTCAGCCAGTCCTTGACCATGATCCAAAGCTCGTCGCGGAGACGGTAGGCTTTGAGGTTCATGGCGGTGGATTCGGAGACGTTGACATCGCGGACGTTGAACTTGAGTTCACGGAGACGGTCGGCGACGCCTGAACCCAGGCCGATGGAGTCGACATTGATCTCGGAGGGCCGGTCCATGTTGGCTTCCATGGCGACCCAGCCGGTGACGCCCATCAGGTCGAGGCCGCGCTGGCTCTTGACCTCCAGGACGACGTTGCCCTGGCGCTTGCAGATTGTCGATCGGTCATCGCCGTAGCGGGCGACGTCGACGCCGTAGATCAGGGGTTCGGTGGTGAGGAGGGCGATGTCCCGGTTCATGGCGCCGTCGACGAGGTCGGCCGAGATGAGGGTGTCGGATTCGGACACCGGGAACTCTCCGAGAACCTTGACACGGTATTCAGTCGAGCCCTCGCCCCAGCGGTGGAGGGTGTCGGCTATGAAGTCGGCGCTCACCAGCCGGTTGCCCACGCAAGACTCGTGCATGGTGAGCCAGTTGGAGCGCAGCGAGTTATGGGTGTCGAAGAAGAAGCCGGAGTTGCGGGTCGGGTTGCCGATGAGGATCGTTACGCAATTGTGCCCCGACATACTCCCAGCAGCCGCAGAATACACGGCTTCAGGGATGCCCGAGGCCTCGTCAAAGATAAGTAGAACGAACCCGTCCGAATGCACTCCTTGCATTGCCTCGGGGCGATCCATTGAAGAAGTCTTTGCACTGACGAAGCTCTCCTCAATCTTGTTGCGAAGCTCGGCCTTCAAAACGATGCGGTCGGTGAAGACCTCGAACAAGACCCGGCAGAAGTCAGGGAGACGGCTGAACCACTTCTTGATCTCCGGATAAAGAGCATCGAAGAGCTGTCCAGCCGCTGGGGCCGTCACCACGGTCTTCTGGGGATATCTGACCGTCTGATGCCACACCACAAGCATCCCGCACACCGCGGTCTTGCCTACTCCATGTCCCGTCCGAACGCTGATCCTCTTGCGTCCCGCCGCCACCGACCTCAAGAACTCGCGCTGCCACGACAGCAGATCGACCCTCAGAACCTCCTCGGCAAAGGCCACCGGGTCGTGCCGGTAGCGATGCACGAAGGCATCGAACTTCTGCCGCATCTCGACAGCCTGCTGCGACTGCGAACGAGGCTTTGTTTCACGTGAAACAGTCGGGGCAATCGCATCACCCATTGAGCCTGAACTCGCCCCTGAAAGGCTGCCCCTCAAACTCACCAGTGATATAGAGCCGCGTCGTCACATCAACGACGCCCTCGTCCGTCACGAAATACGCGACAGGACCGCGCTTCTGAGCCAGCAGCCGGTCCAGCTTTTCCTCAATCCGGTAAAGCGCCGCCCGCGTCGTAGGGTCCATCAGGCCTCTTCCCCTTCTAGGGCAGCAACATTCTTACTTTCGCTCGTCGGCGCAAAGTCAATATCTTGCGCGGATCCAGCCGCAGGATTGTTCAAAGCGGCCCTCATCTCCGCCAAGGCCACCTTCAACCGGTGCCAGTCATGATCCCGCACCGCCAGATCCGCCTGGTCCAGCAACGTCAGCCCAGTCCCACCTCTGCTCATTCCCATCCACCCACCCCTATCTCTCTGATTTCTAATAATTTTCCTAAATTTCTCCGCCCCAAAGCCGTGGAAGAAAACTGAATGCGGGGGTGCTGCATCGGCAGCCGCACCCTCCGGTGGTCACCGCATCCGGGGGGCCTCGAGCTGCTGGCTGCCCTGCACCGGATAACCCAACGATCTCAATGCCTTAGCCTCTGTTCACGTTGACTGATCGAGCCTGCGTTGCACATCGCATAATGTACATTATGACAAATGAGGGTGAACAACGTAGCAACATCAATGGGTTAGCTCTCATCAACATCAGTGGTGTGGACAACAGGTGCACTCGCCTCTTCCACGATCTCCACACTCTTTCGCCATGCTCTGTCGACTGCCTCTGTTACCCTCTGATCGGTGTACTGTTGAAGTGCATCCAGGTGTGATTGGGTGACATCGACGCTGACATTCATCGATCTCTCAACCAGGTAGCCTTGAGCCTTCATAATCAGCTCTTTACCCTTCAAGGCTGCTGTGAACTCGCCATCGATATGTGCCTGCTCTGCAATATGGGCGACGTCATTGACCATCTTGTCCTTGGAGACGTCGAGGCGTTCGGCAGTGCGGAGTCTGAGTGCTTTGACTGCCTCAGACACAACAGGTTTCAACAAGTTCTCGCTGGCGATCTGTTGAGCCGATCTTGCTCGATAGCCGGCCTTGATTGCAGCCCGTGTGCCATTGCCATCCTTGACGTATTCGCGGGCGAACTTGTCCTGCTTGATGGTTAGGCCTGCAGTCATTGTGCAGCCTTGGCTGCTCTTGCCTCTTTGGTGCGGCCATCGAGCTTCACTGGCTGTGAAGGACTGGAGACGCTGACGATGATGTTTGCAAGGTCGGCGCGTATCTTGGGGTCACTGATGTCTGGCAGGCGAGGCTTGCCCAGTTCGTCCCTTGCGTCCTGCATGACTCTCAGGACCTCTTTCCAGTTCCTGTGGTCTGCCTGGTACTGGGCCATCTCTATGGACTGCTCTGCCAGTCTGATGGCTGCTGTGAGCCTGTCTGTTATGGATGTGGCCAAGGGGAATGCCCTTTGATGCAGATGAGAATGCGCGCGAGGGTGATGACCTATTTGCGGTATGTCAAGTGGATGGTTCTAGCCACTGGTGGCATTGAGCCCGATACATACACGCAGTTATCGCATCGGCACTGCTGGTCCTCAATGCGCAATCATGTGGGGCTTGACTAAACGATATCGTTAGCCCATCTTGGGTGTGCGCAACTTGAAGGGGAAACATCAATGCGAAAGCTTCTGATAATTGCAGCCTGCCTGGCGAGTACCGGCGCACAGGCCCAGACAACCTGCCAGACCATAGGCCAGCAAATCTACTGCTCCAATGGCCTGCAGGGCTCGACCGTGGGCAATAACACCTGGTGGAACAACGGTCAGACCCAGCAGCGGATCGGCAACTTTGACTACTTCAGCAGCCCTGCAGCGCCGGCGCCGGTATATACTCCGCCTCCGGTGTTTCAACCTCTGCAGCCGATTCAGCCCTGGCACCGTTGAGATATTCGTAGAGGCGCCTCAACGTAGGCGTCTCCTCCTGGATGCGCTGCCATGACGTGCTGGTATTGGCGAGCGTTGCCTGCACGGGATTGGATATACGCCTGTTCTTGTCCAATGGCGTCAATACGAAAGCATGTCGACGTTTGGTGCTTACGGGCGCACGTTTGAACGGTTCCTTGATATGGCTCAAAACCTGTCTCCGTCCGCCGTTGAAGGCCTGAATGCAGCCGGACCTATCCGTGCGTTGATGTATTCGATGGCCGCACGTTCCGCCTCCAGATAACGCTCGTCCAATGGCGCAGGCTTCTCGATCTGACGAACGATCTCCTCGCTGGCCGGCAGCCCGTCGGCATCGCGCTTGCACCAGAGATTGCAAAGCTCCTCAAGGTTGGATGGCATCGGCAATCCAAGTTCGTTCCTGATAAGCCCCGCCCTCCACACACGCTCGCGTCTCGTTATCCCGTAATGAGCCCACCACAGCGACATGCGTCGCAAACGTGGGTTCCACTTCCCGCCCTTGCTGGCAAACTCGATGGGAAGCATCGGCAGGCCGCTTCCCGTAATGAAGCTGTACGTCTCAGCAATCGCAGTGTCGCTGAACCAGAACGGATAACGTGCGTCCAGAACCTCGCCGACTAGTTCGACCCACCGCTTGCCCATCACGAACAGCGTAGGTTGCCCCGGATTGGCCTGGTCCTTCAATCCCCCGATCTTCAGGTCCGGATGCACCCAGTCATGGTTGCGCCATGCCCAGCTGATGCAATGGTCCCACCTCGGCGTCGCTATGATCCCGTCGTCCGGCAGCGTTATCAGCGCATCGGCGTCGGTCAGCTTCGCCAGCCTGTTCCAGCATGAGCCCACGCCTATTGGACGCGGCTTTTCGTCAATTGATGCGTTTAGCGCGGGAACGGACATATCCCGTCGAAAGTAGTCGTTTAACACGACGGCAGTCGTCGGCACATCGTCATCGCAGGCCACTAGGAACTCAAGCTCATGGTCCCCCGTCGCCAGCATCCGCATCGACTCGATGATGCCCACCACTTGCTGTGGTTTGCCCCGCGTGACGATCAGCGCGGCGATCTTCATATTGCTCGGCTCTGTCCGCCATCCACGACGATGTTAGCTCCATTGATATGCCTGGCAGCGTCGCTGCACAGGAACGCTACAATGGCAGCCACGTCTTCAGGCGTGCCCATGCGCACATCGGGCGAGCTCGGCGGCTTGCCCACGTCGATCTCGCCAGGCGCCACGCTGTTGAACGTGATTCCGTCCCTCGCCAGATAACTCTGCGTCGCCAGACTCTTCATCAGTGCCGTCTGCGCCGCCTTCGTCATCACGAACCAAGGACGTCCGTTGCCGTCCTTGCCTCCATGGATGGACGTGATGGTCACCACGCGTCCCCATTTGTATTCACGCATTCGCGGAAGCGCCAAGCAGGTGAACTCCATCGTGGCGACTGCATTCTTCTCATAAACCTGAGCCCAAACTTGCGTCGGAGTGTCGACAACATCTTCTTCTCCCCAGCGCCCTCCACCACCCACGTTATTGATAAGAATATCGGGAGCGCATGTATTGACGATTGCCTCAGCTCTGCCATTTCCCGTCTGTAGCGCGTCGTAACGGAACCATTTCACGCCCGGTTCTTCGTGGTGATTGCGGGAACAAATGGATACTGCATGACCATCAGCAGCCAACTTCCTGGCGATTGCCAATCCAATACCCCTGGTGCCTCCAGTAATGAGCGCCCTGCGCGGATTGACAAAACGCTCTCTGGTGATTTCAACCACCGAACGGTATCCCATAGCCGTCATCGACCCACGCAAGCTCGCCCATCGGCTCACGCTTCACCGGCCCAAGAAACTCGTCTTCGAGCGTCGTCTGGCCGGCATCCAACATCTGCTCGGCTACAATCGACCATAGCCCGCCATTCGGATGATGCTCGTCCCAGATAACGGTGTTTTCAGTAACAAATCCGGACAGATCCGGCGCCGGCTTGAGGCGAAAAACGTCGACCACGCATTTCACCACATGACAGCGCGCACGCTGCGTCTCGATCCCTGTAGAAATCGTAATAGCCTTCTTCTCGACGCCAAAGGTGCAGTAGCCGTAACTGAAATCCTGATTGGCCCGGTAAAGGTCGTGCGCCGGGTCCTTATCGAGCCGAATGTAATGCGGCGTGCCTGCCGTATAAGCTATTCGCACGCAAGCCTCGGCACACACGCAGTCCGCCGGATTGTAGATCGTGAGGTTAGCCAGCGTTCGCATCACGCCCACATCTTCCGTCGCATGGTGCGTCGGCCCATCCAGCCCCATCGACAGGCCAGAGCCGATGCCGAGGATCGTCACCGGCAGGTTGGGAATGCAGATCCCCACCTTGATCTGCTCCCAGCCCCTCATCAGGTGGGCGATGATGCCGTAGACGAACACCTTCTTGCCCGCGCTCGCGAGGCCCGCCGCAAGGCTCATCATGTTCTGCTCGGCCACGCCCACGTTGATCGCGCGTTCGGGAAACTCCCGCCTGATCTCGTCCAGTTTCCAGGCTGCTGCGTCGTTGCACAGGATCACGATGGAGGGATCAGCCTTCATCAGGCCATGCAGGACTCCAAACACAGCATCTCTAAAGTCGCGCTTCATATGCTGGGAAGCCCTTCGTTGTAGAACTCCTGTGGGATCTTCTCTGCCCAGCGCGCCCACAGCAATAACCTTGGGACCGATGGAATGAGCCCACAGTGGTATTGGGTGTTGTCGGCCAGCCAGGCCGTGCCCTTCGGACCATATAGAGGCTCCAGCAGGCCATCGGGACGCATATGAAGCTGGGCCGAGTCAATCGGAGTGTCGTAGCCTAATATGAAGAGGGCCACGATCTTGGAGCCGCCACGGTCCTTGTGCAGACCATGTAGACCGGGAAAATAGGGTGTATGTTTTGTCGTATAAAATGCGTTAAGCGACCACAGGATTGCTTGCTCTCCAAAGAACTTAGAGACTATCGGCGTGAGATTCTTCGCATAGTCGAGGAAATGCGGAGCAGCGATGACGCTCTCCATCGAATTGCATTCCATTCCCATTCGGGGCCGCGCCTTGATGTGCCCCGGATGGCGCTTGCAGGTATCGAGGAAAGCCACGACGTCATCGATCCAGGGCACGATGCCGAGGCGCGCAAAGCCCTGTTGGTTGAGGTCGCTCACAACAGCATCTCCTGCGTGGCCTTCGGCTTGGGCTCGGCAAATAGCCGGGGCTGACGATAGGCTTCCTCTATCCGGCGGCACGCGATGTCGAAATATTTGGGCTCTATCTCTATCCCGATGAACTTGCGAGAGAGGTTGACGCAGGCGACACCCGTGGTGCCGCTGCCGCAAAAAGGATCGAGGATGGTGTCAGCGTCAGGCAGAAAGCCGAGGCACCATTGCATTAAATCGGCGGATTTTTGCGTTGGATGCTCGAACGATTCGCCCGCCCGACTCGCTCCTTCCCATTCTTTAGTAAACTTCTGAATGCGGCCTAGAAAGTTAGTCCATGCAAGTTCACAATGGGAGTATATGAAGCCCTTGCGCGGCCCTGATGGCGACTTGTCCCACACGAGCCAGCCATTCGTTCCGGGCAGTTTGTCAGAGAAATTGTTTGCTCCCCACAGGATGACGGCGGGGTACTTGAGCAGGGGCGCAGGATCAAAAGGGACGTCGTCGCCGCGCACCGTTTCGTCGCCCCACATCTTCGAGCCGTTTGATCCGCGCAGCGGCTTATACCCAATCCCATAAGGCGGATCTGTCACCACCGCATCGACCTTGCCGAGCGTCGGCAGTATCTCAAGGCAATCCCCGAGATACAGCGTGCAGTCGCCTATGGTTTCGACGCGGTTCATGCAAGCGCCTGCTCGATCATGGCTTCAATATCTTGTCGTGAACGCTTCTTATCAGAGCAAGGACGCTCTCTGTCATTGCCTCTGCATAGACTTCGTCCAGATCGCCTCTTTCTCTGAGTTCGTTCAGCCATGCCATCTTGGCCTCAGCGGCCTCCACCATGGCAATCGCCTGCTTGAGATCAGGCCGCACATTCACTGGCTCAGGCACCTTTTCAATTTTGTCAGGGATGCTTGCGGCTTCGCGTTTCATCCAGTCCGGTGCGTCACTCATGCCAGCGCCTGTCGCGCTATCGCAATCTGGTCGCCTTCTGGATGCCTGTGGTGCCATTTGGGATTGCCCTCCATGAAGGGAATGCCCTTGCCCTTGATTGTACCGGCAACAATGCAGAGCGGCGTAAATTCGCGCGACTTATAGCGCAGTTCGGCCATAAGCAGCATTTCGATATCGTGGCCGGGGCAAAGCGCGACGCTCCATCCAAAGCCATTGAATGCAGAAACAGAATTTATGCCGAGAACTTCCTCGGTGAAGTTGGCGCACGATTGCTTGTTGTCATCGATGATGGCGATGAGATTGGTAAGCTCATGGTGGCGCGCGAACATCGCCGCTTCCCAGATCGCGCCTTCATGCAGCTCGGCATCGCTCAGGACACAGAACGTCCGTGCGTTGCTGCTGTCGAGTTTATGAGCCAACGCGATGCCCGCCGCGATGCCCAGCCCCTGTCCCAGCGAGCCGCTGCAGATCGCAGGCCAGCCAGGCCACATCAGTTGGTCGGCCTTCATGCCAAGGTCTTCGAGGATGGCGTCAAGCGTCAGATGGCCGTGCGTCTTGCTCAAGATGAAACGATCTCCCGGTTTCATCGTGCCGTAGAACAGTGCAACGGCGATCTCCACCCATGAAAGCGCGCTCGCTATGTGGCCCTTGCCGATCCTGAGAGCGTTCTCAAGGATGGCGCGGCGGATCTCCGCTGCCTTGGCTTCGAGGTTCATTGGTGCCTGCACCATATGATGCCAAATATGCAAAGCTCCGCAGCCGTAACGCAAAGGCAGATAGTTAGCATTAGGGCGCACCCTCCAGCGCATCGATGCGGGCCTGCTTGGCATCGGCGTATACATCATGCGGTGGCTTCCATATCATCTGCGAGTAACCTTCCAGCAAAAGGCTGCCGAAGCCCGTCCTGTGTTGTGTGCGATCTATGGCGAAATTGTTTGGACGCCAAAAACCACGCTTCTCATGGATCTTGATTGCTGTGTAATCCACCAGATTTGACGGGTCATACAATCCAATGACTGGCTCAATGTGGAAACACGCCGCAGGCTTGGCGCGCAGTAGGAAATCCTTGAAGGGCCGCCAGCGCGTGCCGGTCTGCTCTAATGCGCCGATGGTCAGGACTGCCGTGTTGAGGGGGAATCCATACGCAAGCGGAGGATCAAAGAAATCAAATGCGCAGCCGCCGAGAATGTTGGGAAATACATCCGCCAATTCATTTGCGATCTCAATCGATGCCGTGGCCCAATCAAAGCCGCAGATGTATTTGTCTGGAAACTCATGCGCCAGAAAAGCGAGGTTATGACCTGAGCCACACCCGAACTCGTAGATGAAATCGAACTCGCTGAGATAGCGCCGCGCGAACCAGCCTCGGAAGACCTTATACCAATTCCGTTCAAACATCGGATCGGCCGGCCGGATGAACTGGCTGTCCAGGCGAAGGTATTCGGAGGGACGGAGGTATTTCGGCTCCAGTGCCGCGATGTCTCCGGTGCGGCGGAACTCGTCCAGGTTCTCCCGCCAGCCCTTCTGCCAACGCTCAATGTTTTCGCCGGCAATCGAGAAGTCCCTGCGCTCGATCCTCAAGAGCAGGTCGAGGATGACAGCGTCGCGTTCGTCACCTTCAACGATGTTGTAACTCCAGTCATATTTCGCGATCTCCAGGAACGTCTTGGCATCGAGAAGACCGCCGAACATCTTCTCGAACGCGCCCGGCGACAGGAAATGGCCATAGGTCACTTGGCAATCGCCTCGCGTAGCAGCACGCGCACCAGTTGGGACAGGCTCGGCAGCTTGCGCGCCTTCATCTCCCGCTTGAGCGCCGCCAGTTCCTCCTTCGGGATGCGCGTCACCGGCAACTTGGGCGCGTTGGTCAGGTCTACTTCTGCATTTCTAGCCATGGCTATAGGATATCGTTGTATAAGTTGCCCGTCAACGATATCATTTCTTTGCTTTGCTGAGCCTCAAGGATTCCCTGAAGGCTTCCAGCAGCTTCACTCGGTCGGCGTCGATCCGCTCCAATGTGCGCCACCATGGGGGCCGTTCACATGCTGTGGGCTTCTCGCTCATGCCGCTGCTCCCTTCACGACAGGATATTTCCGGCGCCAATCCTCAAGCAAATCTCTTGGCATGAGATGACCGCTGCCCAACTGGTCGGGCGGTGGACCCCAGAACGGTTTCCAGCATCGCTTGCCAAGATCAGGCCGATGGCCCTCCAAGCGTTTGGCCCATTCTTCCCTGCTCGTGAGCGGGCGAGCGCCTTCAGGCGCAAGCGAGCCCGCGCTCTGAGGTTCAATGGGGGTTCCATGAGGGTTATGGGTGTCAGATTGACGGGGGTGGGGTGTCAATTTGACGGGACTCCCCCGTCGTTTTGACGGGGGTGGGGTGTCATCCTGACGGGGGGTAGCGTCAATTTGACGGGGGTCCATATGTAGATAGAAAAGGCTGCTCGAACCAGATCTTGTTTCACGCGTTATATGGCCATCGTCTATCAAACGGGCGATTGCGCGCTGGATAGTCCTCTCGTCGGCTCCTGTGAACTGTTCCAAGCGCGTCAGCGACGGCCAGCAACATTGCGACTGATCGTTGTAATGGTCGGCCAGAGCCAAAAGGACAATCTTCGCGGTGGGATCAGTTAGAGTGAGGTCGAACGCCCACTGAATTGCAGCAATTGACATTGAAAACTCCCCGTCAAAAGGAATTGCTCGTATCCGACCGGAAGCAAGGACGGGGAGTACCCGCTGCCGGTGTCGGAAGGGCCGCTAAACCTTTTCCGAGCAACCCGAACCATAGCAAATGCAGATATTCTTTAGTAGTTGCAAGATGTGCGCAAAATGTCACAGAAATTTATTGACAGGGGATAACTTGCAACTTCTTGCATTGTGTTCCATTTGATACTCTAAGTCGCAAGACCTGCGCTGGCACCGTATCTGCCGCATTGTTGAAAGCCCTTTTCCAGGCCCATGCCCCACATTGGTCTGGCAGGCGACCCATTGCCCCCGAGGCTCAAAGGTTGCCCGGCCCGCTCGGCACTCTCCCCCGCCGATGCGGGCCGTTTTATGAGAGCCGCCAGTCGATCTCGGGATAGAGCGCCTTGCAGAGCTTCCATTTCAGCTTGAACTCCGCCGTCTGGAAGCCCTTGGCATCCTCCGCGACCATTCGCTGATTCTTTCCGCGACCCTGCCAATAGCGCCAGTCAGCGCGATATTTACAAATCAGCTTGTCATTCACTTCAAGATGCCATTCAGGCTGGCGCATCAGTCCCTCGATTTCTCCCCGCCTCTGCATGTCCAGCAGCACAAGGTGGCGCTCCAGCTCTTTCTTGGAGTCGAACTTCTCGCCTCTAAATTCACACCGTGTATTCCCATATTTTAAACGTGCGCCCACACCTGCCTCCGCTTGATATAGCCAATTAGAGAGCGATGAACGCCGTAACGATCGGCGATTTCGTTCTGTGTGCCTGACGTCGCACGAATGGCGCGCACCTGCTTAGCCGTTAACTTGGCCGTATTGATCCTCTCGCCTCTCGCCTGTTTGAATGTCTTGTTTCTTGCATCCATATCCGCTCTGTTCTGGAGGGCGGTTCCTTCATATAAATGGGCGGGATTTACGCAGCCCCGATTGTCGCAATGATGGCAGGAAAATTTCCCCTCACGGATTTTACGCCCTAACTTTACTTCTAACATCCAACGGCTGGCAGCCATTCTACGATCACGAATTTTGAGCCATCCATAGCCTGCGCGTTTGCTGCCATTCCATTCCCAGCATTTGGTCCAATCCTTTGGCAGATCGGTATAGAAAAGCAGTCGCTCCTTGGCGGACCAATCTGGATTGCATCTACGTTGCGTCATGGCTTCAGTGTCTCCTTCACGCATTGCCGGACGACCTCGGCAAACGAGGTCTGACGGATCGCCGCCTCGCGCCGCAAGCGGATCAGCATCCACGGCGGCCAGGTGATCGACACCCGGGGGCTCGCGTGCGGCGGCTGCTTGCCGTTGGCATGGGAGCCGACGGCGGGAACTTTTCTGCTGTCACCCATTCTCATTTTGCCATCTTACCAAAATATATCGTTGGGTCAAACGATATCTATTGACAGCCATCTTTAATAGGATATTCTTGGGGACAACAAAGGAGACGCTGATGTCCCGCGAACAATCCGACCAGGTGGCCTTAGCCGTCGATTATCCGACGCGGCCCAATCCCTTCGACAACGTTGTCTTCATGAAGAACGTCATTGCCTCGGGCTCGATTGTGCCGCCGTCCGGCGAGAGCCGCAACGTCAGGCGGCAGGACTTCATCGTCGGCTGCGTCGTCTGCCTGTTCGTCGCCGCCGGGATCGCGGCTTTCCTCATCGGCCTGCTATGGAGACATTGATGGACCTCGAACACGAAATCGCCAGCATCGCCAAGGTCCACGCCGACCTGATGAAGGACGGCCTGAAGCACGGCGAGATCATCGCCATGGGGAAGGTATGTAGCGAGATCAACCGCATGGAGGATGCGGCGGGAGTCTCCACCGGATACTGGATAGGCTACCGCAGGGCCCTGATGGACGTGCGTCGCTTCATCATGGCGAGCCGCAAGGACAACCCCGAAGACTGGAATGGAGTCGCTTGATGGGCCGCGTCAAGGACTACTGGCACGACGAGATTTGCGCGCAGGACGATGAAGAGGCTTATCACACCTCAAGCAGCCCTGCCGAGGAATACGATCGCGTCGAGCGGATGCGCACCGAGATGGAGAAGGCCATGGGGCCGGATTACAGCAAGCAAGGCATCTTCATCCATCACAGATGCGCCTATTGCGACGACGGCAGACTGCCCTGCAGGCAGGGCGCTCCCAACCGCTGCGACAACCCGAGGGCACGCAATGACTAACATGAGAATCTGGGATGCGCTGTCCAAGACAGATCCCAAACATACCAAGCAGTTCAAGCGTGCGGGTGGCTTCTCCGGCACGGCCATGAAGCCGATCTGGATGGTCAAGCGGCTCACCGAACAGTTCGGTCCTGCCGGCATCGGCTGGGGCATGCACAAGCCCGAGTTCCAGACTGTGCCCGCTGGCGAGGAAATCCTTTGCTTCTGCACCGTTGGTCTATGGTACCGCGAAGACGACAAGAGTCCCCCTCTGGTCGTCTATGGCGTGGGTGGGGACAAAGTACTGGGCAAGAACAAGTACGGTCCCTTCACCAACGATGAGGCCTTCAAGGCGAGCTATACCGACGCCCTGTCTAACGCCATGAAGCAGATCGGCGTCGGCGCCGACATCCACATGGGCCTGTTCGATGACGAGAAATACGTCCGCGACACCGCCCGCGAGTTCGAGAAGGCTCCCGTAGACGAGGACGTCTCCGCCGGGGCGCGGCGCTGGGTAGCCACCGAGTCCGGCGTCCTGGCAACCCTCGAAAATGCAGAGGATGTGAAGGGCTGGAACGCCCGCAACGCCAAGGCCCTCAAGAAGCTGCAGGCAAACTTCGAGGATCAGTACGATATCATCATGAAAGTATACGGCACGACATTGGAACGTTCGGAGGCAGGAAGATGAAGGTTCCTCGTCATTGGACGCTATCGCAACGTCTCGCTCATTATAGCGTGCACGGATCGGCTGGATGCATTCTTTGGACTGCGGCCAAACTCCAATGTGGCTACGGAGTATTATTTTGGGAGGGGCGTTCTCAATATGCCCATCGGCTTGTCTGGACGGTTGCTAACGGCCCGATTCCGAAGGGATTTCATATCCTGCATAAATGCGATGTGCCGCTTTGCATCAATCCGAGGCATCTCTTCTTGGGGAGACATGCAGATAACATGGCCGACATGGTCGCCAAAGGGCGCCACGTCGCACGGCAAGGCGAAGCCTGCGGGCGCTCAAAACTTACGGAGACGCAGGTCCGGGCGATCTATCAAGCTCCCGGTTCCCTCAGAGAAGTGGCCCACCAGTTTGGTATCAGCAGGGCGCAGGTCCGTAGAATCAAGAATCGCCTTGCATGGAAACATCTCTATGGAACCACGCTAGAAAGGGCACAGGCGGGGCTGTGAGCGTTTTAGCTACCTTCCGGCTATCCGGATACGAAGATTACAAAAGGGCCGTGGTGGGCGTTAATTCGGCTCCTATGGGCATGGTGGTCACAATTGCAGAGCCAGTGCGAAATAAGGACCAGAACGCGAGGCTGCATGCTCTGCTGGCTGATCTTGTGACGGCCAGACCGGTGTGGGCGGGGGAGCGGATGGGAATCGAGGACTGGAAGGCTCTGATGGTGCATGGGGTGGACGTGCATGAGGGGCGGACGGCGGGGCGGGCGGTGCCCGGTGTGGAGGGGGGTGTTGTCCTGCTCCGCCGTCAGACGCGCACGATGAGCAAGAAGGACCTGTCCGAGCTGATCGAGTACATCGAGGCGACCATGGTCAAATGGGGCATACCGGTGAAGGACACGAGGCACGCAGCATGACGTTTGATTACGAACGCTTCCTTGCAAATCGGGAGCGTCATCGGCGCCGCATGGATCGTCTTCATCTTATCCAGCTTATTTTGGTTGTTGCAATCGTTGCGATTTATGGATGGAAGGCATTCTCCAGATGAAACGCAGCGGGTTCAAACGGAAGGCAAAGCCGGCGAAACGCGAGGCGAAACGAACTCAAATGGCGGGGTGGGATATGAATGAGCCAGCAGACATCGTGAAGCGGCTTTATTATTGGTTGCGCCAAAGAGAACTCTCATCTGATCCGGTCGTCTTCGCTAGCGGTGATGTGACTACAATACGCAAAACCCTGAAAGACGCTGCCGACCTGATCGAACGCCTCTCCAGTGCGCCAGTAAAGGATGAGTTCGTTTCGCCTCGCGAGGCACCATCTGACGAAGTGTCAGAGAGCGCCGTGGAGAGAGCGGACCAGCAGCTTCATCAAGTTCTATTGCGGATGGCTTTACGCGTCGAAGGCGGCAGAGAGAATGTTGCAATCGGACAGTACTTCGCAAAAGAGATTGTTGCCGCCTGCTCTATGGCCCGCGCCATTATCTCAGCCCTCCAGAAGGCCACAGGCGGTGAACCGCGAGGCGAAACGAACTCATCTCCTGTCGCAGACACAGAGGCGATGGAAGCAGCGCGGCGGATCAAGGACGACGTGCGCAATCACGATGAAGAAGCCCGCATGGTCGCCCGCGCCCTACTAGCGCGGGAAGGTGCCCGGGAGGCGGTGACACGCCCAATGATCGAGTTTCGACAAGAGCTTCGGGAGAAGCGTGAGGCCGAGTTACGGGCTGCGGTGATCGAGGAGTGCGCGAAGGTGGTAGACGATGAAATCCTAAAAGTCGGGCACGTCCTAGATGAGGCGGACTTGCAATCGCTGGCAAATCTAGCCGCCACCATCCGCGCTCTCGGGGCACGGAAGGAGCAGGGGTAATGGACGCGCCAAGAGGACGCTTCACATCAAATCCCTCCGAGGATCGGACCCAATGGTTTGTCTGGGATACCGGACGTTTCCCACCTGAGCCTATCTACGTTGGCACTATGGAGGAGTGTGGCGGGGTTGCCGACGTTCTCAACGCCCGGCGCGATGGAGACATAAATGGGGCACGGAAGGAGCAGGCATGAGCGACGGACTGACTGGAAAAGCCGCGCAGGAGATGGTTGACCGGCTTGCGCTAGAGGCGCGGATACGGACCTTGGAAGAGGCGCTGCGGGAAATCGCCATGGGTCGAGGTCCGTTCAAGATCGATCCAATGGCACACGCCGAGAGTGTCATCGAGACAATGAAAGAGGTCGCCCGCGCCGCGCTCGCCCACAAGGACAAGACATGAGCGATCCAATTCCGATGATCTTGATCGCGTCATTCTATCTGATTTTATTTATCACGCCCGCGCTCTCGGGGCACGGAAGGAGCGGACATGAGCAAACTGCCAGAGCGGTTGGAGATGGTCGATGGCGAAAAGATGTATGACACGCCAGAAGAACTTGAGGCACTTTGCCGTCAATCCGCCGCGCGGATACGGACCTTGGAAGATGCGCTGCGTTGGTTCATCGATGACATCGACGGCACACATACGGTGCTGCTCGATTTCGATGCAGCAGTTGAACGCGCCCGCGCCGCGCTCGCCCACAAGGACAAGACATGCAGGCACGATTACGAAGCCCTCGATGACAAAGGCTGGCGCTGCAAACTCTGCGGGCACCAGACATGACCCACGCCCACGTCTGGCTCTATCCGAGCTACAGCGGCTGGTGGCGCGAGTGCATGGGCTGCGGTCTGGTGCAGTGGCAGCATCAGCGCTGGTTTAGGTGGGCGTACTGGTCAACACGTAGGACCTGGTTGTGAAGGCGCTCGGTATCGCGGTCGTTTTCCTGCTCGGCGTCTGTCTGGGAATGGCCTTCCTGTCGGCCACCGTGCCGTCGTCGATCGGGCCGCTTACGACTGCGGCCAGTCCAATGGGTCCAAGATGCGGAGGGAAATGCTGATGTCCATGCGAACCGAGATGTCTGCCACCTGGAGCGCCACCATCCTCATCACCATCTACCTCGCCCTGCTGGGCCTTGTCGTCTGGGGAGTCTTCCAATGGTTCCACTGAACGAGGTCGAGATGTCCTTCCGGGATGCGCTCTACGTTATCGCCCGCGTCGCATGGTGGCGGCTATGGAACTGACCACATGGCACTTCGTAGCGATGGAACTCGGCCTGCTCGCCTGCCTCGCCATCGTCATCTGGAAATGGATACGCCTGCATAGGAAGCCCAGGCAGGAGCCGCCGCTACGGGCCAAGCCCGACTGGATGAACGAATGGAAAGCGCCCCCGCAGGAGACGGGGCACGAGTCCTAGGGGTCTTTCGCCAGAGCCGCCTGCAGGTCGCTGACCTGTTGGTCCAAAGCCACCCAATCCGGATCGCTCGGAGCCGCATTGGCATCCAATACGGTACGGACCTTTGCATAGAGAGAAGCCAGGCTGACACCGGCAGAGGCAAGCGTCGGAGCGAGCGAGATAATCTCGGCAATGAGGGCGAGGATTGCAGGCATCTACTTGCTCCCGAATGTGTCGGTGACGACCTTGAAGGCCGCCACGCTCTGCGTTGCAGCCGTGACCGCTGCCTGCACCACTAGGGGACTGGAGCCCAGCGAGCGCACTGCGTTCTCCGCCGCCTGGGTGCCAGCGTCTGCCGCCACTGAGGCCTTGCGGATCTGCTCGACCACCACCGGATCACGGCAGATCACGACCGTCCCGCCACAGGGCGGACGCTGGTTGTAGGCAACGGCCACGATCAGCAGGCCGGCATAGGTGGACTTTGCGGTATAGGCGCTCTTGCTAAGAGCCGTCATGTCGACCGTCGAGGTCGCCGTATTGAAGGTCGAACAGCCTCCCAGAGCGAGGATGGCCATGCACAGGATGCGGGTCATTCGGAAGCCCTTTTCACATTTGGAATGTTGGCATCGTTAGCCGCCTGCGCGGCGCCGCCGGTCGCATTGTCCGACACCTTGATCTTGATGACGCCCGGAATGGCCGCCGCGTCGGCAATGCTTCGCTTCTGGGTGTTGGCGAGGATTCCCCACACGCCCGCGCCAATCGGCGGGATGATGGCGATGGCGAGATTGACCCACAGGTTGAGCTTGTCGGATGGTACCCCGTAGGCCAGCAGCAGGGCCGCCAATGGTCCCCCCGCTCCCAGCAGGAGGCGTAGCATGGCTTCGATTTGTTGCTGGTTCACTTGAAGGCCTCCCAGATGATCCAGATGACCCACCAGCTTGCAAGGACGCCGCCCGCAAGGACGAGGATCACCACGCCGTCAGGAGCCTTCCAGGGGTCGGTATGGTTCAACCGAGGAACCTGTAGAGCGAGCCAAGGCAGATGCCCGCCATGGCAGCACTGAGAGCCAGTACCGGCTCAATCGATGCGCGCAGCAAACTGAGTGCCTTTGTCATAGGTGCTTCCATATTCGACGCCGCCGAATAAGAGAAATGCTGGCAACAGATACACCATATTCCCAAGCGATTCTCCCCATGTCGCGGGGATCTTCTCGGATAGCGATCACCTGTTCATTGGTCAGCTTGCTGCGCCCATGATCCGAACCTTTGGGAGATCTGTGTCTTCCCTTCCTCATCTTGTCGGCCGTGTTGTCTTGGGTGCTGCCCAGAAACAGATGATCAACATTGATGCAAGATGGCACATCGCATTTATGGCAGACGCATATGCCTTCTGGAATCGGTCCCTTATGGACGGTCCATGCCAGTCGGTGGGCCATTCTTCCCTGTCGATGCCAAGCCAACATGCCGTGACCTGAAGGGGTAACCTTTGCCATCCAAAGGATGCAGCCAGAATTAGGCTCTGGGATCGAATAGAAATCCAGCCGCTCGGCCAGACTCATCTTTCGATCAACCATCATGGAATTCGGGCCTCAAAAGCTGTTCCCATAAACTGCGCTTTCTCCGCGTTTCGTCTCGCCGTGATCTCGGGCGGTATATGCCAGCGGTTGAACTCTAGCGCCGCTGCCCCCATTTCGCCAGCGTTAATATATCTTAACATTGTGGAAGACTCAAATGCCCTTACACCCACATTGTAGGCAAAGCTTACAAGGGCATCGAATTGGGATTGCGTCAGCGCGACCCTGACGTTCTGGTTGATGGCCGTCTCGAACTCATCGAGGTCCTTGGCAAAGGCTTCCTCGACCTGGATGTCCGTCCATGTGTCGCCCAGATGGACCTCGGGGCCGGTGTGTCCGTATCCCACCGTGGGCACGCCGACGCTGTCCAGGTAGACGGCGTTCCGCTTGCCCTCCCGGCCCATCAGCAACTCCAGCCCCTGGGGTGAGATCGTATTAGTTATTGGTCGTCTTGGCGGCCAAGTAATAGACCGTCCCTCCAATATCTATGGCAATCGTCCGATTGGGCGCCGTGGGAGATACTACGTTAGCGGCGCCCAGCTTCCACAGCCCGGCCGTAGACCCGGAGGGTGCGGCCGATTGAAAGCCACCAGCCGTTATAAACGCGCTTGCCGAAATAGAGCCGATATCAACGCCGTTGACACGATATGCATGAAGCGATCCTACCCCGGCATTATAATAAAAATTGCCGTCTCCCGCCGCGCCGCCATAGACCCCGAGAGCGCCCGCCGTCGTCAGCGTTCCATTGAGCGACAGGACGTTATAGGTCGTATTGTCGGACAACCTGTCGAGCGCCAGGACGTTGCTGGCCCCGGTGTTAACGGAGAACGAAGAGTCAGCGAGCCGCGTTCCGGTGATGGAGAGGCAGCCGGTCCAGATGTTGGTAGTGTTCCCCGAATTGTTGAGAATGGCACCCGTCGAACAGCCGTTGAAGTTGACGGCTGACATAACAGTGCGTTGGACGCCCGAGGCGATCCTGATGCCATAGCTGGCATTCGTGCTGGCGCCAAGAATCGCACCGGCCTTGCAGCCGACAAAGAAATTGTCGGCCGTAGAGCTTCCGCCATCCGCTCCAAGATCAATGGAGGGATAGGAATTAACGCCCGCCTTGGAACAATCGGTAAACGTGCAGTTGACGAAACCCACCGAGCGGGCCGTGATCCGGGCGGCGGAACGCTGGGTATTCCCGATATAGCAGTTGGTAAACGTCATCTGCTGGGTATTGGAAGCCGCGTCGTAGACGATTGACAGGGCGTCCAGGTCGGCACTTCCCTGCCCTGACGCGCCGGAATTGTTTGTGAGGTCGCAATTTGAAAAGTGAGCATCGAACATGCTCTCGATTCGCATGGCCGAAATGCTCGCTCCATCAACCTCCATGTCGTCAATGTAGTCGAACTGGGGAATCTGGCTGGCCGATGCTGCGGTGTTTATGACGTGATAGCCATAAGTGCCGGCGAGCAACGCCAGGCCCTGCACACGCAGGGTTGCGGTGAAGCCATCGCGCAGGAATGCCACCTGTCCGGCAAAGCGGCATTGCACAGTCACGTCGATCAGCGTGAGTTGGGCTGAGATTGCGGGCGGGACGCTATACCATTTCAGGCCATAGGCTCCCCCGACCTGGATGGCATTGATGGCGACATACATGAACTCGATGCCGTTGGTGTTGTCTCCCACCAGAACGCCATTCCAGCATTGGTCGAAGGCGACATTGACCAGGCGGATGGCGGCGGCATTCAACATCCAGAGGGCAATCCCGCCGGTCTTGGTCCCATGGGTAACGAACATATCGCGCAGCACGAAGCCATAAAGCTGGGTGACGCTCACACCGTTGACGACGATGCTGTTCGCAGAACCGTTAGAGAAGTGAAGTTGTGTTGCGCGTTGCCCTGCTCCCCGCAGCGTGATGTTGCTGCCGGTGATGTTGAGAGTGCCGGTGATGAGGTAGGTTCCTGGGGGAAAATCAACGACACCCCCTCCGGCTGCTTGCGCCGCCGTAATGGCTAACTGCACCGCCGGCGTATCATCAGCCACGCCATTCCCTGCCGCGCCGAAGAGCGGGCCCATGACGTTGAACGCGGGAATGGAGGTAAAATCGTCGTCAAGATACGATGCCGGAACCTCAATCGGAGAGGTGCCCGTAATCGTGCCGAAGATATGCGGAACGGCCATCCCACCCATGGTATCACCCACGGGTGGGGAAAACTATACCTACGGTGCTGGCTTGGGCGCGGCCGGTGCAGGAAGTACGGCCTCAAGCGACGTCGCCGCTGCCGTGAGGGAAGTCGTAGCCGTGGTGAGAGCCGCAACGACCGGATCAAGATCGGCCGGAGCGATGCCGCCCGTGCCGGAAGCCTGGAGGGCCTGGATGTCGGCAATCGCCGCCGTGACATCGGTTCCAACCTTGGCAACGGCGGTGCCGATACCGGTAGCAGCAGCCTGAAGTTCAGCAAGTGTAGCCATGATGGTATCTCCTATGCGTTCTAGGTGCCGCAGGATGCGGTCCAGTTTCTCACTATCGTTGTGGATGTAAACGTGGATGTCCATTTTAACTCATCCAAGCTCCGAGGGGGAGCATCAGAATTGACGGGAAGTGTCCACCGCCAAGCATCACCTTCAGGAACCATAGCAGAACCACGAGGAAGATGATGGCCCCGAGGATCTGCATCACCTTGGGCGGGACCGGGATACCGAGAATGCCCAGCACCCAGATGACGGCGTAGAACAGCAGCCCAAGGATGAGCAGCAGAATAAGGAAGTTGATGACCATAACGGCTAAAGACATGGCAGTCTCCTTCGCAACCTAAACGCGCGGCGTCATAAAGGTTCCCTTTTTGACTCCATCGCGCGGCCCTCCTGAACTCCCTTGGCATTAGCCCCCGCCCGCACTTCCTCGACAAGCTGGGTCATCTTGCTGTTCGTCAGGTTATGCACCTCGTTTATGCGTTTGGTGTTACGCAACCCAATAAGGACTGTCCCCGTCGAGGTGACGAGCGTGGCAACCGCCATGATTACCTGGGCAAGCTCTGCGCCGGTCACGGAGGGTGATCCCGATGCCA